GAGTAATGAAGTACGCAGTCAACGCTTGATGCAGTTTTTACAAGTTGCTTCCAACCCATCACTTGCACCTTTTGCAAAGTTCCCTTATATTGTTAGAGAAATTGCTAAGTCTATGGATCTTGATCCAGAGAAAGTAACTAACAGCTTTGAAGAAGCTGCCCTCCAACAAAAACTCATGCAACAAAATGCTCCTCCCACCCCACCGCCTAGTCAGCAACCTCAAGGACAAGGTGTTCCAAATGTTTCGGATACATCAGGTGCTGGCGGTGGAAACATAGGAATAGGACAAGCTCCAGTTCCAGGGGAGCAAGGATTCACAGGAAATGATCAACAACCAGCAGGACAACCACCGGCAGAAGGTGGTGAGCAAGCTCAAATCCCTTTGCAGTAATCATAAACAATGGGAAGCATTTTGTGAGTATTTAGACATTATGATATCTGAAAACCACAAAAAACTAGAACAGATGGACAATATAGTATCCATTCATCAAGCGCAGGGTGCAGTAAAAGCATTACGGAATTTAAAATATTTGAGGGATGAGGCTTTAGGTAATGGCTGATGTAGATATCCAGATGGCTGGAATCATAAAACCTAAGTACGATAAAAGACGCAAAGGGTTTGTGTTCAAGACGACTGACGAAAAATCTGGTTCTGTAGAGATTCTTGTAAAAACAGAAGACGAGCAAGATGCCATAAATCAACTTAAAGATATGTTGTCTGCCCAAAAAGAAAAAGAAGATGCAGAAAAAGTAGCGGAAGAAGAAAGCAAGAAAACAACGCATTCTTTTGCTGAAGGTGGCATGGAAGATGGAGGTTTAAAGGACGAAGGTGGAACTGTTGACCCCGTATCAGGAAATGAAGTCCCTTCAGGATCTAATCAAAAAGAAGTCAGAGATGATATTCCTGCACAACTTAGCGAAGGTGAATTTGTTTTTCCTGCTGACGTTGTACGTTATATCGGCCTTGAAAACTTAATGGAGTTGCGATCTAAAGCAAAGCAAGGCCTCGCTAAAATGGAAGCTATGGGGCAAATGGGTAATTCCGAAGAAGCCACAATGGACGATGACGGAGAGTATGAAGGCGAGATTGACGAGCTTATTGAAAACTTTGATCCTAATAATCCAGAGACAATGAGCTTTGCTGAAGGTGGTGTTGTACATGCCCAACAAGGTTCTTTTGTACCTGGTATGCCACAACAACAGTTTAGTTATGGATTTATGCCTCCTCAACAGCAGGGTGCACAAGCTCCAGTATATCCACAGGCTCCTGACTACACTCAGTTTGTATCTCGCCCTGCTCAAGTAGCCGCTACAGGTGCTCCTGCGCAAGTGGAAGATAAACAGTACATCGGCCCCAATGGAGAGCTAATTACTATTCGTTTTATGAATGGTAAGGCGCAACAAGAAATTCCTGCTGGGTTTAAAGTGTATAAACCGGAAGAAGTCAAGCCTGAAGTAGCCACACCAACGGTACAACAACCTACTGGTGGAGACAGTGGAGGAGACAGAGAGCGAGAAGAAGAACAAAGAAGAGAATACGCTACTTATCTTACGGAGTTAAATACGCTTTCAAAGTTTGACGAAGAATTTGCAAAATGGGCAAACGAAACATTTCCTAATCAAATGAAAGCCGCAGGAGCTATGGTTATTGATCCCAAAACGGGATTGCCCTCTTTCCCAACTATGTCTTTTGCAGACAGCATGAAAGGATTATTTAGTGGGGAGCAGTACTCTGCACTGAAAGAAGGATTTAAAGGGTTTACAGGACAAAACGAAACAGACAAGGCTTACGAAAGAGTAGCTAACGCGCTAGGGACAAAGTTAGATTTTTATGAGTCTAAGGGTCTTTTTGGAGAAACTCGTTTTGATAAAGAACGTATGCTAGAAGACTTAAATACATGGTCTAATACATCTGATTCAGACAGAGAGGGAATTTCTTCTGTCGCAGATAGGCTATCCAAATCAACAGGAATTGACATTAACCCAATTGGTGAACAGGCTCGTATGCTCGCAGAGCAAGAGCGTGGGCTTACTTGGGATACAGAAGATGACAGCACTAGCATAGAAACGCGTGGACAAGACATTACTGCTGAAGTAAGAGAGGCGTTAGCACAGCAAAGAGATGATAGCTCATCAGATGACAGAGATTCCGAAGATTCCGGTACTGGAACAGGTTCTGCTAGTGCGGCAGGCGGAGAAGACACAGAAGCCATTGGCTCATTCTCTAAAGGCGGAGCAGTACAGCAAACTAAACGTGCATTGAAATCATCACGTAAGAAAAAGTGATTTCATTTAACTGGCTACCTAACGCCCTTCGGCAACCGTTAGCCCCAGACAAAGGATGAAACAATGTCTACAACTACAACTGAAATGACTGAAAAAGTCGAACAAGTAAAAGTCGCATCTGGCTTTGCTAAGCGTAACGCTAATAAAAAGCGCATTGAAGATGAAGAAGCTGAACTTGAAGCACTTCTAAAAGGTGATCAGGAAGAACAAGAACAATCCACTGAAGAAGCAGTGGACGATGGTCCAGAGCCTGAAGGAGCAGAAGAAAAAACTTTTAAGAAACGCTATGGTGATTTACGTCGCCATGCTCAAAAGAAAGAAACTGAGCTGCAAGAGCAAATTAATGAGCTTCGTACTCAACTAGAAGCATCCACTAAAAAAGAGATTCAGTATCCGAAATCCGAATCTGAATTAGAAGCATGGATGGAGCAGTATCCAGATGTTGCTCAGATTGTAGAAACAATTGCAATGAAGAAGGCGCACGAACAAGCGTCTGAGTTTGAAACTAAATTTAAAGCAATTGATGAAATGAAGTTGGAAGCACAGCGTGAAAAAGCAGAAGCTGAACTTATGCGATTGCATCCCGACTTTGAGCAAATTCGTGATACAGACGATTTCCACAATTGGGTTGAAGAGCAACCTAAGTGGGTACAAGATGCTTTGTATGATAACGACAGTGATGCTAAATCAGCAGCTCGTGCAATTGATTTGTACAAGGCTGACATGGGCATCACAGATAAAAAGAAGTCTTCTAAAGATAAAGAGGCTGCTAAAGCAGTTGCAACTCGTTCAGAACGATCTTCTCCAGAAGGAGATGAAACAAAATCATACATTAAAGAATCTGAAGTAGCTCGCATGTCAGCAGTAGAGTATGAAAAACAAGCGGACGAAATTGCAGAAGCGATTCGCACTGGTAAGTTTGTTTATGATTTATCCGGCTCAGCTAGATAAAAATGTGTTGACAAACAAAGTTTTTTAAATATAACTACGCGTACCAATATTAATTATGTGGCCCCGTAAGGATACCCACGCTTAACTTGAAATAAGATGAACCGTTACTTTAACTTCAGGCCAGTTGTTAAATTAGCGGGAATTTTTATTTCGCCTTCACAGAACACCCAAACTACTCAGGCCGTATGATCACTTTGGCCGGTGAACTTACCACCCTGATGCTAGATGGCCTCTTGCGAAGTTACAATAGAACCTTAACCCCATGCTATAAGGAGATGTCACAATGGCATTCACAAGCGCATCGGGCTATGGCAACCTACCTAATGGTAACTTTAGCCCTGTTATTTACAGCAAGCAGGTACAGCTTGCTTTCCGTAAGTCTTCTACTGTAGAAGATATTACTAACAACGACTACTTCGGTGAAATCGCTCAGATGGGTGATTCAGTGAAGATCATCAAAGAGCCTGAAATTTCAGTTCAAGCTTACACTCGTGGTGCTCAAATCACAGCGCAAGATCTTGACGATGAAGATTTCTCTCTTGTAATCGACAAGTCTAATTACTTCGCATTCAAGATCGACGACATTGAAGAAGCGCACTCACACGTGAACTTCATGCAAATGGCTACAGATCGTGCGGCGTATCGTTTGCGTGATCAGTATGACCAAGAAGTCATGGGATACATGGCAGGTTATAAGCAAGCATCATTGCACACTGCGGCTGGTGTTGTTAACGATCAAGTCAACGGAACTAAAGCAGTAACAACTGCGGGTTCTGATGAGTTGTTGGCTTCAATGAAAATTGATGCTACTGACTTTAACTTGAACGATGGCGGTGCCGCTAACGCTGGAGAAGCTATTGTTGTCGTGCCACGTTTACCTGGTGCAACTGCGATTGCAACTACACATGCTTCACCTCTTCAGGTGATTTCTCGCATGTCTCGTCTTCTAGATCAGCAGTTTGTTGATACTAATGGACGTTGGTTAGTAGTTGACCCAGTGTTTGCTGAAACTATGAAGGATGAAGATTCTCGTCTCTTCAATTCAGACTTTGGTGGTTCTGGTCTTCAAAATGGTCTTATTATTAACAACTTGCACGGATTCCGTGTTTACGTTTCTAATAATACTCCTGCTGTTGGTACTGGTCCTGCTGTTGGCAATGCAACGCTACAATCGACTAACTTTGGCGTAATCTTTGCTGGACACGATTCAGCGGTTGCTACTGCTCAGCAGATTAACAAGACTGAGACTTACCGTGATCCTGACAGCTTCGCTGACATCGTTCGTGGTATGCATCTGTATGGTCGCAAGATCCTTCGTCCAGAAGCTATCGTCACTGCACGTTATCAAACTGGCTATTAATAGGAGGAATCTAAAATGGCTTTACAAACTCCGGTACGTCTTGAGACTGCCACAATTGCGGCGGCATCACTGACCACTAGCTCTACTCACGATATTGGGACTGTTCCTGATAACTGTGTGATTCTAGCGGCAGGTGCTGAGTGTGTTTCAGCGGCAACTATTGGTGGTGCTAACGCTGTAAGTTTTGGTGTAACTGGTGGCGACACTGATTCGCTGGGCACTGCTGACATCAACGGTGCTAAAACTGCTGGTTCGTCTACTACTACAGTAAATGGCATTACCAATGTCACTACTGCATCAACTACGTTTACAGCTTTGCTGGCGGGATCTAATGCTCCTTCAGCAGGTTCGTATAAATTCTTCGTAGTCTATGTACCTACGGGCGCAACCCGTGGTGCTGATGAAGTTGATCGTGATCAGATTGCATAAGCAACACTAAGTCGGGGGCTTCGGCCCCCTGACTTTTTAGAAAGGTTAGTATCTCTAATGGCGTATACATATTTAGATGTTACAAATGAAGTTCTTGCTCGCTTTAATGAAGTTGAGCTATCTTTAGCTAACTTTAACAATGCTCGTGGATTTCAGATACAATCTAAAAATGCTATAAATGCCGCCATTAGACATATTAATCAGAAGGCGTATTCTTGGCCTTTTAATCATGCGGAAGCAGAAGTAACTTTAGTAGCCAATCAAACACGCTACGATTTGCCAGCATCCACAAAATTAGTAGACTATCAAACATTTCGCTTAAAACATGACACTACACTAGGAAATAGTGGTCGCAGTTTAATATTCTTAGATTACAAAGAGTATGTCGATAAATACATTGAGCAGGAAGATAAAACTGGAGTTGGTGCGATTCCAACGCACGTGTTTAGAGATCCAGCAAATAAGTATGGGTTGTATCCTTACCCCGACAAAGCATATGTCCTAAAATTTGACTACTACACTTTTCCAACATCTTTAGTAAATGCTACAGATGTTCCTAGCATTCCAGAAAGATTTCGGCATGTGATTGTTGATGGTGCTGTTATGTATGGATTTCAGTATCGTGGTGAAACGCAACAGTATCAATTAAATTTAGATCGCTTTGAAGAAGGCATCAAAAATATGGAAAGCCTACTTTCTAATCGTCACGATTATGTCCGTTCAACTTACATACCTAGAACAAATAGATTTTCTATTGTAACTGGCACGGTGACTTAAATGCCAGATCAGTCAGGTGTACAACCATTACAATTTGCTTGTACTGGTGGCTTGGTTCTCAACCAATCAACCTTTGCCATGCAACCAGGCTTCGCTACTGAACTAATAAATTTTGAGCCAGATATAAATGGCGGGTATCGCCGCATCAATGGCTTTACTAGATACAATACTAATATTGTTCCTCAAACAGCTTCCGCTACCGAAAAGCTTTTAATGGTAGCAAGTTTTGGCGGTCAAGTTATTGCCGCAAGAGGGGAAAAGATATTTAAAGGTGGTTCAACCGGAAGTTGGACTGAAATAGATAGTGGACGTACCAATGCAGGTAAGTACACACATAAACGATTTAATTTTAACAATACAAATAAGATTGTATTTGCTGATGGTGCTAACCCCGCATCTACCTTTGATGGCACTAATATTGTAGATATTACACACGCCTCTGCACCTAACAATCCAGCATTTGTAGAAATATTTCAGAATCATTTATTTTTAGCTGGCGATAGTTCCACACCACAAGAAGTATTTTTTAGCACCCCTTTTGTCGAAACTGATTTTACTAGTGGACATGGTGCGGGAAGTATTA